GTCCGAATTACCCGCGCTGGCAGGTGCCAGGGAGGACCCAGACCGGGGGGGTGGGCGGTGGCTGGTCATGCGCCTGACCTGGCCGACAGACGCGCCAGACTCTCGTTCACGGCCCGCTGCACTTCGCCCGGCAGCGTCTGGTCGGCCAGGCGCTTGGCCAGGCCGTCGAAGTCGAAGCGGCGGCGGTAGGTGGCGCCGCGCACGAAGATCACAATGGGCTCGATCCTTGAACCGAGCGCGAAGTTGGTGCGGCGGTAGATGCCGGGCTGCGCACGATGCGTGCCTGTGCCGCCACCTTGCCGCACGAAGGTTCTGCGCTCGCCGGGGCGCACCACGAAGTATTCGAAGCCGGCCTTCTTGCGCGTGCCCTTCAGGCGCTTTTCACGGCCAAGCGGCCCCATGTTCTGTCGGCTGCCTGCCACCAACTCAGCAGCATCGAAGAAGCTGAGGATCTGGCGCAGCTCTCCTACGCTCTGGTTTCCGAAGTTGTCCACCTTCGCTCTTTGACCGGGCACCGTCACCCAGCCTGAAGGAAGCACGCCCACGAGCTGCAGTGCACGCTCAAAGCGCTTGAGCGCCCGTTGGCCGCCATCAGCTTGGAACTGCAGGTACTTCCCGGCCGGCGTCTCGCCCGGGCGCATGGTGTAGGGCGTCGGCCGGTCCAGCACGCGGGGCATCTCGGCCTGCACGCCTGCGCGCACCTGCACTGCTGTGCGCGTCAGGGCCGTGGCTATGGCGGCGTTCAAGCGGCGGTCTGAGAACTGCGCCACCTGCGCCCGCACTTGGGCGATGTTGGATTCGAGGGTGATCCTCATTGCTTTGCTCCCTTGGTCCACCCGAGCGTGCCGTCTGCCAGCACCTGGGCCACCGCACCGCTGCGGCTCTTGCCGAATTGCTTGAGGGTGCCGTCAGCACCAACCTCTGCGGCGTAGAAGCCTCCTGCTGCGCTCTTGCCCTGCAGCACGATGCGGTCTGCCGCTTCCTTGCCGAACTCTTGCCGCAGCCAATCCACCAGCTCTGCGGTCTGGGGCATGGTGTCCCTGAGTGACTTCCCCTTGGCAGGCCCTGCAGCATCAGCCTTGGCCTCATGGCCGTCCAACCGTCCAACCTCGTCCAACCCCTTTTCTCGTGTGCGCGCCGGTGTGTGCGCGGGCGTGCGGCCGTGCGCGCCTGCGCCCACACACGCGCCTGCACGTGAGGGAGGTTGGACGAGGTTGGACGGAGGCGCTTTCCCCTCGAAAAACCTGCCGTCCAACCTCTGCGGGAGGTTGGACGAAGGTTGGACGAAGGTTGGACGGATGTCAGAACTCATCGAGCGTTTCCTCGGCCGGACCACCGGCCTGCGGCTCGCTGGTGGGACCACCCACCAGACTGTTCTCATCCTTCGCGCCTGGCTTCGCCTTCGGCCTGATGTAGCGCCACAGCCTGGCGCCCGTGGCGTCACGCTGCTTCAGCCAGCCCAGCTTGTGCATGGCAATGCCCACGCGCGTGCTCATCTGCCGTGCACCGTCGATGCGGTCAATCGGCACGCCCAGGCAGTGGGTCAGGATCTCCTGCGTGGTGAAGGAGTCCATGTCGGCCACTTCGTCCACGCGCTCGCTGTTGAACTTCGCGCGTGAGTCCACCCAGCTTGCAATGCGCTCGTACCAGGGGTCACCGATTTCGCGGCGCTCCTGCTCAGGCACCAGGTATTTCTCTTCCTCATCCCGCGTCGGCCAGCAGCGGCGCTTTTCGGCGTCGTCACTGGCCAGGCGGGCGATGGCCTCGGCAAACATCTGGTCGCGGTCAGCGGCCAGCTTGTCGAGCTTAATCTCACCGTTGCAGGCCACGGGCCACAGGCGGCGGGCGCCTGTGCTGTCCTTGCTGTATTCGTCCTGGTTGGTGGTGCCGGCAAAGCAACAGCTGCGCGGGCGGTCTGTCGGGCGGCGGGCGAAGGGCTCGCGCACCCGGTCAATACGGCTGGTAAGGTATTGCTTCACGGCCGTGATCTCGGCTCGACTGAAGCTGTCCAGCTCGGCAATCTCGTACAGCCACTTGCCGGCCAGGTTGAGCAAGGCGTCCTTGTCGCCGATGCGGATCGGCGTGTCGGCAAACCACTCATCACGACCCACCAGCGTGCGCAGGCTGGTGGACTTCTGCTTGCCTTGCTTGCCCTCCAGCACGATCATGTAGTCGGCCTGGCAGCCGGGCTCACGAATTCGGCGAACCAGGTTCATGATGAACCACGGGCCCACCAGGCGGGTGTAGGTGGTGTCTGCGGCACCCACGCACTCGCTCAGCCAGAAGGGCAGGCGCTCGATGCCATCCCAAGCGGGCAGGCTGTCCAGGTACTCACGCACCGGGTGGAACTTGTTGTCGCTGGCGGCCATGGCCACGCCTGCCACCAAGGTGGCCTCAGCGCGCACCCGCAGGCGCAACTGCGTGGCCAGCCAGTAACCCAGGCTGTAATCGTCGTCAGTGCTCCACTCCCCGGCTTCTGAGCCCCAGGGCGTGGCGCGCAGCTTCAGCACCCGGTGGGCGAACTCATCGAAGCCCACCAGGCCGGCCAGCTCGGGGTGGTGCTTCAGCACCAGAAACACGTTCTCCCGGCAATCGGCCACGCCGCCCTCGGTGTTGCGCAGCAGCAGGGCATCCAGCGCGGGCGGCAGGTTGTTGCGGGGCTTGCGCCTTCCACCCGGCGCGGAGCCAGTGGAAGGGGTAGAAGTGGTGTCGTCGCCCAGGTCAGCCTCGTCCAGCTCGGGGGCGTCGTCCTGCAGATCGGGCGCGTCCATCGGGCCGGTGGGCGGCGGGGCTGGGGCACGCGCTGCGGGCGCTGCAGGCTTGGGCTGGCGCGGCGGGCGCCACCCGGCGTCTATGGCCAGCTTGAACACGGTGGCCTCGGTCACGCCGGTGCCGCGAAAGCTCTGCCACTTGCGGGCCAGGTACTCACTGCCGGGGTACTTGGTGCCGCGGCTGCTCCAGTAGTCCCACACGCGCAGGCCGCCATCGCCCAGCGCGGCCTTGATGGCCATGCCGATCTGCACCCAATCGTCATGGGGCATGTCAGGGTGCAGGCTCAGCAGGGCGGATTCCAGGCGCAGGGCCAGGTCTTGCGGGCCGGCCTGCGCGGCCATGGGCCTGGGCGCTGCCGTATGGGGTGGGCGCTCAGGCTTCACCAGCTTGCGCAGGGCCTCCAGCACCTCATCCGCAATGGGCTGCACATCGTCAGGCGTGTCGGGCCAGCGCTTGCCGGTGCAGGTGAAGAACTGCCGCCCGCAGAACACCTCCACGCCGATGTCGTTGTCCTTGAAGGTCTGCGTCTGGCCGGCCACGATGATGTGCACACCGCGCCCGCTGGGGCTGTATTCGGTGTACGAGGCGCAGTCGCGGATGATCTGCAGGCAGCGCTCAGACACCTCGCCCGTCTCAGGGTCAATGGCCTTGTCGATGTCGATGCCAATGAGGCCGTCACCAGGCAGGAAGGCAAAGCCGATGCCGTCATACCGGCCCCGCGCCACCATTGACGCGGCCGTGTCGAAGTCCACCAGATGCTGGCGGTCCAGCTCGTGGCCCTGCTCTACCTGCGGCTGATCGGGCGTGGGCTTGCCGTCCTTCGGCTTGCCGTTGGGCCAGCCCCGCAGCCGGCCGGTCGCGTAGTAGGGCACCTTGCGCGGCTTCTTGTCGCCCTCGAAGGAGACGAAACGCCACACCAGCCACTGGCTCAAAGCGCGCATCTGCGCGGGCATGTTTTCCAGCATGTGGTCTGTGTCCTGCGCGTTCACGGCGCCCCCACCCTCGTCAGCAGCCGGCTGGCGATTCGTTCGTGCATGTCGAACCCGTCGATGCTGGGCCCGATGCGCAGCACGCGGTTGTGGTCATCCACGTACCCGAAGCCGAGGAGGCAATCCGGCCGATCGGCCGTGGGCGGCTCGAGGCCCATGCGGGTGAGGTACAGGTTGCCGATCCGCGCCTCGAACTGGACGACCTTGCGCCCGGTGGGTGCGGCGCGGCCGCCTGCGGCCTGAGTGCTCACTCGCTGGCCTGCCATCAGATTCGTCCTTGCGTTTGCTCAGCACCGGCCCGTGCCAGGCGCGCACCATGGCGGGCATGGTCGTTGCCGAAGTTGGGGGAAGAAAAAACGCGCCGCTGGCTGGCCGCCTGGTGGGCCGCAGGAGGGACGGCCGGGCGTGCACAACAGCCAGCAGCCGGCATCACGGCCGGCCAGCTTGGCGCAAAGGGTCGGTGGGTGGCGCATCCGAAGGGCCCACCGTCCGAGGGTTTGAATGTCAAGCGGCTTCCTTCACCGCAGCCACAGGCCGCGCCACGTCAATGACAGGCCGGCCGGCCGGGTGGGGCCAGGCGGGGTCGGGGATGCGGCTCCACTGCACGTCAGAGCGCAGGGTTTCCACGGCCACGGCGCCCTGGGTGGCGCGCTCGATGGCGGGGCAGCGTTCTGCGGGGATCTGTCGAACCCCGGCCACCCACTGGCTTACCGCTGCGGATGACACGCCAAGCGCCGCAGCCAGAGCCGATGGCCCACCGGCTGCACGCACGGCTGTCGCTGAGGGGTTTTCTTCCATGCGGACATGGTAGCACTGCTAAACGTCAGAACGCAAGCCCCGCTAAAACTGCCGCGCTCTAGCATTGCTTACATGGAATCCGACCATCAGCAGGAGGGGCAGCGGCTGGCGCAGCTACTGGCGCGGCACGGCATCACGAACAAGAGCGAGTTCGCGCGCCAGCACAGGCTCAAGGGTGGGCCGTCGATGCTGTCTCAGCACATCTCAGGCAATCGCCCCATCTCACTGGATGCGGCTGTCGTCTACTGCACGGCGCTGCGGGTATCGCTTGAAGAGGTGTCCCCCAGCATGGCCGAGCAGGTTCGCATTGCTGCCCGGCTGCTGCGCCCAGGTGTAGGCGTGCATGAACCCGAAACGCCCGGCCCTGTGGCCGCGTTCTCCACGCGCTCAGCTTGGCCGCACCGGGCCATCACCGAGCGGGAATGGCACCAGCTCACCCCAGAAGAGCGGCTGGAGGTAGAGGGGGCCATGCTCAAGGAATACGGCCGCGTTCGCAAAGAGCGCGCCGGTCAGCAAAACCGCGGCGCGGCGTGACGGAAAGCGCCAAGGTCTATCTTTGGCCGATTCGTAAAGCCTGAAAGCTCAGTGGGGCTTTATGCACAGCATTTGTGCATAAAAGAACCGCGCGGCGCCCCACTTTCGGGAACCGGGCCGTCACTTGACCCGGTACCACCCGGCCAGCGCACCCAGCGCCGCGAAGATCACGGCTGGCCATCCAAGGCCCGCCCCGTCTGGCGACGCCATGTTCCACGCCACCTGGCCCACCACTGCGGCCACGGCTGCGAAACCGACACTTGCAAACAGCTTCAAGACGAGCTTCATGTTCGATCCTCCGTGCGGGGCGCAAGTGTTACACCGCATCCCTTCAAACGTCCATTGCGAAAAATCATGTAGCGTTGCTATTGCGTTGATCGTAAAGCGTTGCTAAAGTCCGCACCCAAGCCCCAAGACAACCGCGCTGCGGGGGGCCGAGGATGCGATGGACCTGCACACCAGCCTGGCGGCCCTGGCCGCAGCCCTGGCCGCTGACGCGGCCGAGCACGCCCGCCACACCGCGCGCCACCAGCGCACCACCGGCTTCGCCCGCGCCCTGGCCGCCGTTGGGGAGGCGCTGCTGTGAGCGCCCCCACCGTCCGCAAGTTCCCCCGCACGCTGGCCGAAGCCTTCCCGGCTGACCCGCGCAACGCCTACGCCATCGAGCGCGGCAGCCGCCGCATGGACAGCGTGGGCTCCGTCCTCCTGGCCAGCGCCATCGGCATCGCCCTGGCGCTGGCCCTGGTGCACTGGTGGAGCGCCTGACATGGAGCACCACTTCCAAGACGGCACCGAGCCGACCATCCTGCCCCACGTGAGCCGGTGCTGCACCGGGCCCTGCCAGCAGGGCCGCGCGGCCTGCCCGTGCCCTCAATCCTGCGAGAAGGCGCTGGACAAGAGCACCTTGCGCCTGGCTGGCCAGGCGTTCCTGGCCATCGTGCTGGCGGCGGCCATTGTTTGCATTGGGGTGGCGCTGATATGAGCTGCTACCTCACCGGCCACGTCGCTGGCACCTATCACGGCCTGTCCAGCGGGCCCGAGGCTGACCAGCCTGCACAGGTGGTGGTCACCGTGCAGATGCGCCAGGCGCGCCCGGGGGCGCCGTTCGTCACGGGCGTGCTGTGGTGTGGCCACGGCGAAGCCGGCGAGCGCCGCGCCGCTGACGTGCGGCGCGTACTGGTGCGCGATTGGGGGGTCAGCCTGTCAGGCCAGGCCGTCACCTACTGCGCCCGATCGAACAACTTAAACGTGCGCGGCCTGCAGGCCGTCAACGTGATGACGCCAAACGGCGCTGTCATGCGCTTCGAAAGCCTGCGCCCCACAACCCCCGAACCCACCACCACCCCATGACCCACGCCCACCACATCCACCCCCTGCCCGACCCCATCGTCATCGGCATCGCCGGCCATGCTGGCGCCGGCAAAGACACCGCCGCGGCGTACCTGGTGGAGCGGTACGGCTTCGTGCAGGCCAGCTTCGCCGACCCCATCCGCAGCATGGCCCTGCTGATGCTCGAAGAAGCCGGCATTGACCACCGCTGGCTCACCGAGCGAGCCCACAAAGAGCAGCCCATCCCCGGCCTGGGCATCAGCGCCCGCGCCCTGATGCAGACGCTGGGCACGGAGGTGGGCCGCCAGCTTCACCAGGACGTGTGGGTGCGGCATCTGGCGCTGCGCCTGGGCCTGCCGGTGTTTGGGCAGAGGTGTGGCGATCAGACGCCCGTGCATGACCGCATCGTCATCAGCGACACCCGCTTCGCCAATGAGGCCGGGTGGGTCCACCAGGTGGGCGGCAAGGTCATCCGCCTGCACCGCCGCCAGGCCGCAGCCGTGCGCAGCCACGCCAGTGAGGCCCAGGTGATGGCGCTGCCCGTTGATGTGGACATGCACAACCACGGCGAGCACTTCGCCGGCCTGCACGGCCTGCTGGACGGCGCCATGGCCACCTGGTGCATCGGCGAGCGTGAACCGATGAGCCTGCGTGCGCCAGACCCGGCTGCCTACATATGACCCGCAAGCGCAGCAAATACCGCCCCCGCGGCGTCAACCCCACGGCCCACCTGGTGGCCATCATGGGCGTCTCCTGGCTCAGCCGGGATGACCAGACCCTGTGGGCCCTGACCATTGACGACGCCGTGCGCGCCGTGGCCCGGGGCCAGGCCAGCCAGGCGCACTGGCGCGAGATTTTCGATGCGGTCAACCTGGTCGAGCAGCTCGTCATCATGCGCAAGGCGGCTGACCCGCACGGCCTGGTGCAGGCCGCGCAAGACGCCTGCGAAGCCATCCTGGACCGTCAGCGCGAAACCGGCGTGCGTGCTGCGCGTGCCGCCGAGCTGGCCGCCCTGCACGCCCTGCGCGCCGGCTGGGTGGAGCTGATGAGCGGCATCACCCAGGCCGAGCGCTTCGCGGCCGGTGAAGCCGTGGCGCATCGCGTGCGCCGGGCGCTGGCCGGGGCTGAGCCCACCGCGCGCCTGGTGCAACACCTTGAGCAGGAACCCGCCTGATGGCCCACAAACATGGCACCTACCTCGGCGGCATCCGCGATCTGGACGACCTGCGCCTGCGCTGCGTGGTGGACGCCGACACCGGCTGCTGGCACTGGCGCCTGAGCAAGTGCGACGGCGTGCCCAAGGTGCACGTCACGCACCCGAAGTTGCCAAGGCCCGGCCACATCATGCGCGGCCGGCGTGCTGCGCTGCTGCTGGCGCGCGGGCGTGATCTGCCGGCCGGACACGTGGCCTATGCGCGCCTGTGCTGCACATCGGCAGACTGCGTGAACCCCGACCATTGCCAAAGCGGCGACCGTCACGCCCACGGCCGATACCTGACCAAGAGCGGCAAGGTCCGGGGCCTGCTGAGCAAGCGCAAGGCCAGCCGCGCGATGTGGGACAAGCGCGGCCGAAAGGTGACGCCCCAGATGGCCGCGCACATCCTGGCCAGCAAGGCGACGCTGCAGGCCCTGGCCAAGGAACTGGGCATCAGCCAGTTCGCCGTGTGGAGCGTGCGCAAGAAAGGCGCCGTGCACACCCCGCACCTGGCGCAGGCCAGCGTCTTCACCTGGCGGCCCGATGCCGAGCGGAGGGCCGCATGAGCACCCTCAAGCCCAGCCCCCACCGCACAGCAGCCAGCACCCTGGCCCAGCGCCTGCGCATCCTGGCGCACCGCGGCCACCAGGTCACCGCCAAAGACCTGGCCACCCTGGTGCGCGCTGCTGCGCTGCTGGAAGAGCAAAGCGCGGCGATTGATCGGCACCTCAGCGTGTACGGGCAGACGCTGGGGGATCTGGTGGAGACGCGGCATCGGTTGGTGAGTATTCGGGAAATGCTGACTGAGGCGTTGGAAGCGGAGGCTGTATGAAAGAACGACCGATCTTCATGAGCGCGCCGATGGTGCGCGCCCTGCTGGCTGGCACGAAAACGCAGACGCGGCGGGCTTTGAAGCAAGTGCAGGTGAGGTCTGCAGCCATGCCAGAACCCGAGTGGCGGTCGGTGCACACGCTTTGTCCCTATGGCCAGCCTGGCGACCGGCTGTGGGTGCGGGAGGCGTGGTCGCGCGATGAGGAAGACGGCGCGCTGTTCTACCGTGCCGACGTTGGCACTGGCAACGAAGCCGACGACTGGCAGCGCAACATCGACGATGGCGCAAGCGGCTACCGATGGAAGCCCAGCATCTTCATGCCCCGCTGGGCCAGCCGCATCCTGCTGGAGGTGACCGCCGTGCGCGTGGAGCGCCTGCAGGACATCAGCGAGGCCGACGCCCTTGCCGAAGGCATCACCCCGAAGTGGGAACCCGGCTGCAGCGGGCGCCTGATGGACGCGCTGGGCGGCTTCAGCTTCCGCCCTGCGGCCAGCGCCTATGCCGAACTGTGGGAACAGATCAACGGCCCCGGCGCGTGGGACGCGAACCCGTGGGTGTGGGTGGTCGAGTTCAAGCGGGTGACGCCATGACCCAACTCGCCCTCCCCCTAGTCCCCCGTCGCGAGCCCTCACGCCAGCGGCCGGTGCTGGAGCGCCTGCACCAGGTGCTGCGCCGCCGCGGCATCGACCCGGAATGGCGCTGGAAGAGCGCGAGCCACACCAAGGGCTGGATCTTGCCCACGCCCTGCTTGGACGTAGGCGCCCGCCGGCGCATCGGCCCCCGCCCCGAGCGGCCCGGCATCCCCGCCACCGGCGCCTGGGACACCCTGTGCGCCTGGCACATCAACGCCGCCCAGCACTGCCCCGAAGAGAACTACGGCTACAGCTACCGCCAGTTCATCAAGCGCCAGGGCGTGACGCGGTTCGAACTACCTGACGACGAAGGAGCCTTGGAGTGAGAGAGAACCCACTGGATGACGGCAGCGGCCTGGAGCTTTTCGGCCGCCTGCTGGTAGTGCTGGCCATCGTCGGCCTGGTCGCCATGCTGGCGCTCGCAACTTGGGGGCTGTGGGCATGGATCAAGTGACCCTCACCCACATCGAGCACCAGATCGCCGAGCTGCAGCGCCAGGCCGAGGCGCTGCGCTCCACCACGGACGACCCGCGGCTGCCCGCCGTCTGGCGCAAGCTGGTCAAGGGCCAGGGCTGGTATCGGTACCTGCAGCTCCCGCCCGCTCAGCACGAGCTGGCCTTGATGGACGGCTGGGAGCCCCTGCACCTGCGCCAGCACCGCATGGCCGAAGTCAAAGCCCGCGCCCTGGCCCGCGCCCACCGCGGCGTGGCGCTGGTGCGGGCGACTGAAGCGCATCACGGCATCCACTGACACCCCAAGGATCCCACCCATGAGCCTCTTGACCCAAGCTGCCCTGCTCGAACGCTACGGCCCGCGCCTGAGCGTTGACGAGCTGGCCGCCGTGCTGAAGATCAGCCGCGCCACCATCAACAACCAGATCAGCGACGGCAGCTTCCCCATCGCCACCTACCGCGCCCACGGCAAACGCTGGGCCGACTTCCAGGACGTGGACGCCTACCTCGAACAGTGCCGCGAAGCGGCGGTGGTGGGGGCGTGATGGCCGCGTGTGATCTGTGCGGCAAACACTGCGCTGCCATCAAGTTGGTGCAGTTGTTGGAGAGCTACCAGGCGGCAGACGTTGTGGATATCTGCCCTGACTGCGAAAAGTGGGCGAACAAACTGAAGTCCGACATGCTGCTTGAGATCGCACCGAGACTGCGCGCAGCTGTGGCTCAGCGCAAAGGGACTCCTGCTCCTTCCGCACCGTCAAGATGGTGGTGGCGCTTCACTGCTGGCTTCAAGGGATTAGCATGAAAATTTGGTACATGAGAGACAACCACACGTTCCTGTCGTTGCCTCTGAATGTTGACGCAGCGATGGTCGCGCTGCGCAGGGCGTTCATTGACGAGCGCGACACCTACGGGATGTTGTGCTGCAAGGAAGGGCCGATGCGCAAGAAGGTGGAGCACGCCCAAGCCGACTGGTCCGAGTTTGAGCCACGGGCGCGCAAGTGGATCGAAGCTGCGCTGAAACCGACCCCCGAGGAAATCGAGTACGCGTCTTGGCTGACGCCCAACTGAGAATAGCCCGCCAGGACAACAGCCACGACAGGAGGCACCCATGATTGCATCTATTTTGTTGAACCACGACCACACCGAGTCCATTGGGTCCGTTGATGTCATCAATGGCAAGCTGCACTTCCGCTTCAACACCGACGTGAGGATCACCAAAGACATGGTGTTTCAGATCTTCGGCACTGTCGGCCTTCAGCTCTTGGAGGCAAGCGAAGAGGACGGAGTCATGCTCATTCGCAGCGGGCGGATCGTGGAATGGAGCCTTTCGCCATTGCCGGCAGCAAGCGCTGCCCCGCCCACGGAGCCCCAGCCGCCCGCCCAAGTCACCGATGCCATGGTGCGCGCCGCAAACGCAGCCATGTTCGGCAGGCTCGTACAGGGCGATGCGCGGTTTGAAACCTTGCGCATCGGCCTGGAAGCGGCCATGGCTGCGCGCACCGAAGCGCAAGGATGAGACATGCGAATTGAATCAACTGCGGGCACTGACCCGACAGAGCCGCGTGTGCTTTGGGCGGCCTGTTCCAGGCTTCACGCCGGCTGGTGTGTGTGGCGCGGCATTCAGGGCGCTTTGGACAGCGTCCTGGTGGCGGGGCCGTTCAAGACACGCGAAGAGGCCGAGGCCCTTCTTGGGCCCGCCGCGCCTACTCCGCTTCAGTCGGCCGATGCAAATCCTCCGGCCTGAGATTCGTATACCTCCGCAGGTGCCGCCAGTCCTTGTGCCCCGTCACCAGCGCCACCTGCTGCACCTGATACCCGGCCTCGAACAGGCGCGAGGTGCCATCGTGCCGCAGATCGTGAAAATGAAGATCCGGGATGGACAGCGCCTGGCAGGCCCAGCGGAAATACTTGCTCAGCGTCTGCTCGTGCAGCGGGAAGATCAGCTCGCCGTCGCCGCGGGGCTGGCGCTGTAGCAGGGGCCAGGCGTCGCCCAGCAACGGGATCCACTCGTCGTTGCCGGCCTTGCGCCGGGGGTGCTTGCGGTCGCGCACCAGCACCAGGCGCTTGGTGGCGTCCACATCGGCCCAGCGCAGGCGCACGATTTCACCGCGGCGCATGGCCGTCAGCACCGCAAAGCGCACCACATCGGCATACACCGGCCCGTGCTGCGCGTGCAGGTGGGCCACCAGGCGCTGCAGCTCGTCCTCAGTGGGCCGGCGCTCGCGCTTGCCGCCGCCGCCAATCAGCCCCAGGTGCGAAAGCAGCGGGCGGGCCCGGCCCACCACATCGGGCAGCGTCACCTTCTTGGCCATGGCCGCGTAGCGCAGCACCGTGCCCAGCTTGCCGATATCCATGTTGCAGGTGTAGGGCCCGGCGCCGTCATCACGCCGCGCTGAGCAGTAGCCCACCAGATCCTGCGCGGTCAGCCGCAGCGCATCACGCGCGCCCAGGTGGTGCGCCAGGTGCTTGAGCGTGTAGTGCTCGGTGGACGCATCAGAGATCGGCCGCGCCTGGTCGCGCAAGTCCCGGTAGGCCTGGATGAGGTCAGCCACCAGCACCACCCGGCCCGACGCCGCCCCCGCCACCGGCCCGGCCGGCATGCTGCCGTCGCGCTGACGGTCGATGTCTGCCTCAAGCTGCCGCGCCCAGCGCTCAGCCGCCGCCTTGGTGGTGAACGTGCGCGTGTACGATTGAACCCCCCGCCGCCGCACCTGCGCCCGCCACTTGCCCTTGACCTCAATGATGCTCGCCACGTTCAACCCCTGATTCGCCGAAGTGCTACCGAATGCACTCGGTAGCACTGAGGTAGTGAATGGGGGTGATTGTGGGGGGTGTTGGGGTGAAGGTTCTAGAGGTAGGAGCGTGGTAGGCTTGGGGCCGCCCGCCGTAGTTCAATGGGCGGAACACCACGCACAGCCAGCGTGCTGTAGCACTCCTGATGCACTCAGGGCTGCAGCAGACTCTGGTAAGCCTGCTGGCAGGCTTGGCCGGAGGTGGCGCGGGCATCTGCTACCTCAGCAAGCTCTCGGCCAGCTTCTTCCAGCCTTCCAAGCACGTCGGCAAGCACAGCGGCGGGGTTGTGGGTTGGTGGGCTGCTGGGGGCAGCGGGGGGATCTGTGGGGGTTGGACAGGTGGCGGGGCTGCTGGCGGCGAGCTGGGCGGCGCGGTGGCGCAGGCCGTCGCCAGCGATGCGAGCATCAGCGGCAGCAGCAGCCGTGCGGCGGGCTTGGGTTTCGGCTTCACGGGCGATCTCCTGGTGTTTGCGGGTCCATGCCTGTTCGAGGGCGCGGTGGTCAGCCTCGATGCGCCGGGCTTCGGCGTGGGCGGCGGCCAGGGCTTCGGCGGCTTGGCGGCGGTCTGTCTGCAGGGCGGTGCGCATGTCTGCGGCCTGCAGTTGCGCCTGGTGCAGGCGCCAGGTTTGCACGCCGGCCAGGGCGATCAGCGAGGCGATGACGCCGAGGATGGCCAGCTCGATGCCGAACAGGCCGCGCAGGCTTTGGCGCTGGCGCGGGCGTGGCGTCATCGGGCGCCGGCCGCGCTGGCGGTGGTGGTGTGGGGTTGGCCTTCGCACGTGGCGCGCTCGGCGGCGCGGCGCTTGGGCAGGCCGCCGCAGCGGTGGGCGGGGTCGCGGCAGTCGCGGCCTTGGAAGAACACCCAGCGGTCGAACTGCGCGCAGGCTTCGGCGTGCTGGCCGGCGTTGTGCAGCCGAACCATGGTGCTGTTGCAGACGGCGCTGGCGCCGACGTTGTAGGCCAGGCTGACCAGGCTGTCGAACTCGCCTTGCGTCAGCGGCGCGGTGACGCAGCGGTGCAGCGCGGTTTCGCCCTGGCGCACTTCGCGCAGGGTGAGCGCCAGGGCCTGCGGCGGGCGGATGGTGTCGCCCATCTGCACGGCCGATCCGTCAGGCCGCCAGGTGGAGCCGAAGCCGTAGGTGGGCCGGTCAGTGGGCAGCGGGCGCACCGCCTGGTCGGTGTAGCCCTCATCCTGCGTCAACGCCACCAGGCCGGCGGCGCTGAGGGCCAGGGCGGTGACGATGATGCGGGGGTGTTTCATGGGTGGGTGGGCCGGTGCGGTGGGATTCAGCCGTCAGTGGCGGGCTGCTGGTTCTGTCCGGCGCCGAAGTGCAGGCGCTGCCAGCGGTAGAGCAGGAAGCCGATCTGCAGCACCAGGTACAACAGCGTTGCCCAGAGGATGAGGTCATTCACCTGCACGCCCGCCACCGTGGCGCCGGCCACTGTGATGGGCGGTGCGGCTTTGGCGGCTTCGGCGGCGAGGTCGGCTTTCTGCTGCATGGCGAGGGTCATGGTGGCGGGCGGGTGGTGCTGGGGTGTGCGGGCGCTGGCGGCGGGCTGCGGCTCAGATGTGGTCGCCGCTGGGGTCCAGCGGGTCAAGCAGCGGCTCGAAGAAGCGCACGATGGACAGGCGCCAGCCGGTGGACTCGCGGTTGTGGCGCTTGAAGCGGGCGGTTACCGTCGTCTCCTTGGGCAGTTCAAGGAACACCAGCGTCATCACGAACCAGTTGCAGATGATGTCCAGCACGTAGCCGATGATGAGCGTGGGCCAGCCGAAGGCGTAGCCGATGGGCGAGAGCTTGCCCATGTCACGGACCCGCTTGACGTTCATCACGCACCCGTAGAAGACGTACAGCAGGTACGTCACGCCGAAGGCCAGGGCAAGGTACGTCAGCACCGCGCTCATGGTGCCTCCGGCATGGGGTAGCGGGCGCGGATCTCCGCGATCTTCGACAGCCACTCCGCCTGGGTGGCTTCTCCGCGCTGGGCCAGGAAGAAGATGGGGTCAGCCTCGGCGCTGTAGGCCGCACGGCGCAGGGCGGGGATGTCGGGCGCGGGCGGGGGGTCTGCGGGTTCAACCACAGTGTCTTCAGGCAGCGCAGAAGTCAGCATTGACTCTTGCCGCCCGTCTTCCAGTTCACGCCAAACAACAGTGTTGGTGGCGTCGACGTATTTCCAGTTGCTCATAGTTCGCATCCTGTAAAGAGAATTTGAGCTGTTGCAGACCGGGAACGCAAAGCACATCCGGCGTTGGTCGTCGCTCCTGAAGCCACCGCAATGAGCAAAGTGCCGTAGTCATTCGTGGATGTTGTAAACGTGACACCTGTTGCAGTTAAATCTGCTCCACTCCACCAAAGTGCCCAGTCACTTGCCGCTGAAACAGATATTCCGGTAGCTGGCGCCCTAACACTCACTGGATACTTGAACTGAATCCATGCCTGAGTAGTAGAAGTCATCGCGCCAGACCCGGACTGCGTACTGACAGCGCCTGTGATTGATGGAAGATACCTTTGACACAACGCCAGTTCAGCCCCAATCGGCCGATCCTCAAACGGCGTAGCCACGCTGCCGATTTCAAGCTGCGCTTTTCCAAGATCAAGCGTGACGTTTTGCGCCACTGCTGATTCGGTCCAGACGAACACGATCAGGTTGTTGAAGCTGGAGCCCAGGGTTACGGTGACGGCGCTGCCATTGGTGAGGGTGTTGGCCGTGAGTGCTTGCTGCACCACGCCGGAGACGGTGAGGTTTGAGGCGAGGAAGAAGTTGCCGGCGGTGTACACCGTGGCTGTCCAGTTGTTCACCACGTCGCTGGTGACGGCGTCCTCGGTGCCGGTCCATTCCAGCACGGCCATGCGGACGTTGGATGCGGTAGACAGGCGCACGCCGCCCAAGCGGAAAGTCACTTCGCGGCCGCGCAGATGCCTGCAGTTGATCCCTTCGATGATCTGCGCATAGCCCATGCGCTGGGCGGTGGCCTGGCTTTGCGTCAGCCGGGCCATGAAGGGCGTGCCATCGGCCACGTTGTTCAGCGTGGTGACGGCAATGGTGCCAGTTTGTGTCAGCGCATACCAGCGGTCGTGCGCGTAGGTGTCGTCGGCATTCGTGGCCGCGGCGCGCTGGTTAATGTTGAAGCCACCATCGATGATTAGATTCCGAAAGCCCGCCAGCGGGCCGCCGTTTAAGGAAGAGACATTAGGCGCAATCGTCGGCGCCAGCTTTGCCGTGGTTACGCTGCTGTCGGCGATCTTTGCCGTGGTTACGCTGCTGTCGGCGATCTTTGCCGTGGTTACGCTGCTGTCGGCGATCTTTGCCGTGGTTACCGCCCCATCGATTAGCGCAGCTTGAAAAGAGTTCGCTGTTTGATCAAATCGTCCAATTTCTATCCAGGCTGTATTTCCCGCGTTTCTTTGACGTAGTGTCTGAGGGGTTGTCGAAGTATCCAGCCACACTTGATTGGCAACAGATGGATTAGGCGCCGTTGCTTGCACTGAAGTTAGCTGCGAGTCAAGATACCCCAGCAGCCCCGCATACTTA